GTTTGCTGCTGGTAATCATCGTCAGGACATGACTGGTCCAGTGCTTGATCGACTTCTCGGTGAAGGTTATACCCAAGTTCGATGGAATTCAAATGGTTCTCATCATGGAGAATGCATTGATCTTAATAGACAGGTTTGGGATTTACAAAATTTTTTAGCAACAACAGAATATGACGCACCACTGTTCTCACGTTCGCATCCAGGGGATCAGTCTTGTACATTGACAGTGAGTGGTCCTGGTCTTCCAGACGTTGAAGTGGATTCATACGGTGATACCGATGAAGCTATCGGAACAAGCCGTCCAGCACCAGTCAAACAAGCACCCATTCAAGAACCAATTAAGGTACCAACAATAAAACCATTAGCTCCAAAAAAACCAAAAGTTGAACGTGTTCCTAAAAAACCAAAAACAAAAATTCGTCAGATTCCAAAAGAAGTTCATAAGCAAATTAAAGATCCATTTGAGAAACAAAAACTTACTCCTGAAGAATATGAAGAGTGGCTTAAGAGTTTAGAGCAGGAACAAGTTGAAGAATCTATTCCGGCTCAACCAAAATATACAGATGAAGAAATTGAAGATTGGCAACGAAGTTTAGATAGAGAAACTAAATTAAAAATACCACATTGGATTAAAGGATTGTTAAAGGATTAATTTATTATGAGTTTGATTAAATTAGGTTCTCACCTACGAATTTTAAAGGCATCAGCAGTTGCAGAAGATGTATTAAGTCCTACTCAAATTGAAGCTGCTAAACCAGTTGTTTCAAAGATAATTGAGCCTAAGAATTCAGATTTTCTTTATTATCGTGCTCGTGCAATTTCTGCTGGTGATCAAGGACCAATGCAGAAGGATGGAACACGAGGATATAATTTTAATGGAAATAAGGACTATTTCCCACGTAAGGAACTTGAAGCTGCTTACGAGACATTTGTTGGACGTAATATCTTTTTAGATCATAATTCAGAAAGTTCCCTATATTCTATTGGAAAAATTATTGATGCTGTGCCAGTAGATGACAAAGAAACTGGTGAATTTTATATTGAGTTGGTTGGTAAGATTGATCGTACGCTTCATCCAGAGATTTGTCGTAAGATTGAAACTGGTGAATTGAATAGCACAAGCATGGGCTGTTCGGTTGATGAATCAATCTGTTCAATTTGTGGTCATGTGCTTCATTCTGATGCTGATGATAAATGCGAGCATATGGGAATGAATCTTGGAAAAGAATTTCCAGCTGAAATTGATCTTCCTGAATACAATATTAAAAAGGGTGATTTGATCCCTTGCTTTTCAATTAATAAAGGCATTGTATTTAATGAGGATTCAATTGTTGGTGTTCCAGCAGATCCTACAGCTGTTATTAAAACCGTTTTGTCAAATATGAAGAGTCAGATGTCTAAAAAAGCATCTTTAACTAAAACTGAACAACTTGAATTAGCTGCACAGATGGATAAATTATTTGATAAACTTGATGATGCTACAAAAACGCAATTAAAAGCTGATTTTTGTGGGATTTGCCCACCAGTTGAAAAGGAGTCGTCTATGGCTGACAAGACAGTTATTCCTAACGAGGAAACAAAAAAGATTTTAAATAAAATCTCTGCTTATGAGATGGAGCAACTTGAATCATATGTTGCACATAAAACAAAGAAAGCAACCGAGGAAAAGGAAATAATCGCTAATGCAGCCGCTAAAGAAGAAACATTCTTTTCTAAAGTGGTCGCAGCAGTTAAGAATGCAATTAAGACAGATAAACCTGTAGTTTCAGCCAAATTTACAGAAGATAAAAATAATGTTCTTGATTCAACTTGGTCAGTAAATGATGGAGATAAAACAGTTTTGGAAGCTTCACTTCGTGATATTTGGGGTCCAAAGTATGAATTGCTTTCATTTGATGATCAGCGTTGGGCAACAAGTGATGAATATGCGAAAGAAATCATAGCTCGTTATGAAAAAGATGGAATTGAGAAGCTTGCTGAAGCATGGGATGTAACACATAAGCTTGTTAAAACAGCAGCTGATCCAGAACTTGGTCCAGATGGTAAACGAGTAAAACCAACAACTGGTCTTTCTAATAAGAAACACGATTATCCAACAAATCCTAAATTTGAGAAACCAGGTCAAGAAGCTGGACAGAAAGGACCTGCTGCACCTGCTCCTAAAGAAGTAAAAGATTCTAAGGTTGAAATGCCAGGACAGGAAAAAGGTCAAACTGGTCCTGCTGGAGAAAAACCAATGTCTGTGAAAACTGATTATAGTGAACCAAAGCCAGAAGCAGGTAAAGAAGTAAAAACAACTCCTAAAAATCCTGAGGAAAAGAAACATGAGAAGTCTGAGAAAGAAGTAAAGACAGATTATGTTGCTAAAGGTACAGAAGCAATGGAAGCAGAGGATAAAGGAGAGAAGAAAGAAGAGAAAAAAGCTTCCTTAATTAGTTGGGCTTCACTTTCTCAAGAAGCACAAGATTTTATTAAAAAGCATGTAGAAAAACATATTAAAGAAGATGGCATGGAACGAGCTCAGGCTGTTGCTGCAGCTTATTCTGAAGCTCGCGAAAAAGGATTTGATGTTCCAGCGAAGAAATCTTCTCAGGAGACTGACATGAAAAAACAAGCATCAGATAAACCAGAAGAGTCCGTTGAAGGATCTACCCTTCCAGAGGGTAAGAAACAAATGGGTGATAAGCCTGAAGAATCAGTTGATGGTACAACTCTTCCTAGCGGAGATAAACCATCAGCATCTCCTGAAACAAGTGCACAGGGTGATAAAGAACATAAAACTCCCGATTTAACTAAGAAACCTGAAGAATCAGTTGATGGTACAACTCTTCCTCCACAGGGAAAGAAAGATGAAGAGAGTGTTGAGAAGTCAACTCATCCAGATGGTAAGAAATCTGTTGGTACAGAACCTGAGAAATCGGTTCAAGCTTCTAAGAGTGAAAGCTCTAAGCCAGAAGAAGCAGTACAAGATAAACCCGCTCTTTCTAGTAAGACAGCAGGTGATGCTCCTGAAAGTGCTCGTGAGGGCGATGATCTAAAGAAAGATCCTAAATCTATTGAATCAGTTGATAAGAAAGCTGCAGCTGAACTTCCAGTATCTGAAGATAAACCAGCAGTTGTTGAAGATGTTAAGGTTGATGAGAAACCTGCTCTTCCAGAAGAAAAACCTGCTGTTCCCGCTGAGGAAGTATCAGCATTTGATGCACAAGAGAAACCAGTTGAAATTGGTGATGGTTATTCTGCAGTTAAGGATAAAGCAACCAATGAGGTTGTTGTTTCTAAAGATGGTAAGGAGATTAAACGTCTTCCAGATGGATTTGGTAAAGATTTAACTGTTGTTCTTCCACTTATGAAGGCTGTTCTTGGTCTTCCTCCAGAAGCTGGCAATCATCAAGATATGCCAGATATGACTGCTCCAGTCGAACAGAAGATGGAAGCACCAAAAGAGGAAGAAGCACTTCCTGAAGCTCATGAGGATGAATTTGAAATTAAAGAATCAGCCCTTAAGCAGAAAGAAGCTGCACTTGCAGAGAAAGAAGCAGCTATTAAAGCAAAAGAAGATGCTATTAAAGCTGAAGAACAAGCACGCAAGTTTGCTTCAGTAGTTACAGCTCGTGCAGAACGCTGCAAGAAAATTGTTGCAGCATTAGTTGAAAAAGATGCACTTCAAATGGACAAGGAAGTATATGAGTATGAACTGAAGAATGGAACATACCTATTAGATGCACAGAAGAAAGCATTTGAGCATGCCATTACAGCAAAGCAGAAAGAACTAATGGCTATGGATGACAATGCACTTCTAGCAACTGAGAAAGTGGTTGTTGATCTTAAGACACCATCAACTCCAGTGAATACTAAGAAAGCAAGTCGTATTTTTGTTTCACCTTCATTTGGTGAAGAGCTTTCAGAAGATGAATATTTGAAGAAAATCTTTAGCACATTTGGAACTAAAAATAGACCACAGTAATTATGAATTCAGGTGTTTATAAGATTGTAAATATTTTAGATGATAAAGTATATGTAGGTTCTGGTCAATATATTGAAATTAGATGGTCAGATCATAAGTCTCAATTGAGAAAAAATATTCATCATTCAATTCATCTTCAAAGAGCATGGAATAAGTATGGTGAAGATCAGTTTAAATTTGAGATTATTGAATTAACAGAACCAATAAAATCTAAACTTATTGAACGAGAACAATATTGGATTGATTATTATAGATCAGCAAATATGCAATTTGGTTATAATATAAATCCTAAAGCAGATAGCAGACTTGGAAGTGTTTCATCAAAAGAAACACGTGAAAAAATTAGTAAAAGTATGCTTGGTAAAAAACATAAATTTGCTAAACGAAATCGTTTAACCTTATCTCAAGAACATCGAGATAAAATTAGTTTAGCTCAAAAAGGTAAATCACGAAGTCCTAGGTCTCAAGAAGTGCGAAACAAAATTAGTAAAGGTATGAAAAACAGATTTGTTAACACATGCATGTAACAAACTATTCTAATACAGTGAGAATATTAGTATAGCAATCATTTAGTAGTAATATAGAAAAGTTAAAAAGTATAAAAGATTTCTCACAATGTGAGACCTTTAAAAAGTTCACAACTAGAGATAAGAACCGACGCGAACCAAAAAATAAAAAACAAGGAGTATCAAAATGGCAATTCGACAAGTTAAAGAAGTAAACCGCTCGGTTAGCTACCCAATCGCCTCTGGGAATATCGTTGGCGGAAACTTGCTCATGCTAAATGCTTCTGCTCAGCTTTTGCTCTGGGATCACACCCTAACAGCTGGTCAGCCATTCGGCCTAGCAATTGAATCCAACGTATTCTTCCCACTTCAGCCAGCAAATGGTGAAGTAGCAGGTCAGGGATTTGACTACACCAACTTCAACCGTGGTGGACTGGAATCAGTCTATAACAACGGTGGAGACTTCGTTCTGTATGACGATGGTCGTGGTTATCCTTATGCTCGTGGTGGAGTAACGTATGCAATCAACGCACCAGTATATGCCTCAGCAGTGACCGATGGTTTGATCACATCTGATCATACATCTGGCGTCGTAGTTGGATATGTAGTCAGTTTTGATGTTGCAACTGACCCAACACAGCTCGAAATCAAGTCCGTTATCTAAGCATTGCTTAGGTGTGGATCTAGTTGTAAATAAGATTGTCCGTGAGGATGACTTATAAATTTAAAGGAGAAAAATATGAACGATATTAACAAAGAAGCAGCCTTGGAAGTTCTGTCCAGCGCACAGGTTGAGGAAAAGCTCACCCGCTTGATGAATTCCCCAGGTGGACTTCAGAAAATCGCACAACAGATGCTATCGCCCCTAAAGCGAGAACTTCTGTATGAAGGCCGCATTCGCCAACTCTTCCAGACCTACAAATTGGCTCTTGGAGAGGAAGCAGTGTTTGACGCTGATGTTGATGTACCAGCTGCAAGCATCGGAGTCGAAGGTCTTCCACAACAGCTCGAAGTTCTAGCTGATCGTATTCGTGTTGAAACGTCACCTATTTCTACACGTCCCATGATCCGATGGAATGAATCGAACTTCCGTAAATATGATGTTTTGAACCGAACCCAGGAACGTGCAAAAGCATCTATCATGCTCCAGGAAGATACACGTGGGTACAACCTGATTAATTTCGCCTCTGGCCTAACAAATCAGACACCCGCTGCATCTCTTGCAGGCACGACAGCTGCAACCAACAATCCATCCGTTATTCCTAACGGTGCAACAGGATTGTCGATGTATACACTTGCTACAGCCATTGTTACACTGAGCTCCAAGCTCTTGGTTGCAAGCAAACTGTACATCAACCCAATTACCCGCCGAGACTTGCTGTTGTTTAACAATGCTCCAAGTGGTAATGGTGGACTTGGAATCTTCGCCCCCAACTTCCAGGACACAGCTCTTAAGGCTGGTCGTGTAGGTGGAATTATGGGCGTTGACGTTCTAGAGTCGGTCGTTGTTCCTTCCAATGCCTGTTTCGTCTTGGCTCCAGCCGATTACCTCGGCGTGTTGGCAATTCGTACAGACTTGTCGGTCGAAACAATGAAAGATGTAAACAAGATGGCTGATATCTTCGCAATCTGGGAGGATTTAGGGTTTCTTATTAGATACGCAAAAGGAATTGTTAAGATTACACTTCCATAAGCTATCAGCCCTAATCTTCAAAAGATGTTGATATATAGAGGGGATTATTTCTAATCCCCTTTAGTATATCAATAAAGTATTTGTAAAATAGATATTTTATGTTATACTTAAATATATGGAAAAGATAAGTGGAATTTATTCAATTACTCATATTGAAAGTGGAAGACTTTATGTAGGTTCTGCTCTAGATATTTATAAACGTTGGTCAGAACATAAATCTGAACTTACTTATAATAATCATGATAATCAGCGTCTTCAAAATTTTTGGAATAAGTATGGAGAAGTAGCTTTTGAATTTAAAATTTTAGAATTAGTTTCTGATTCATCATTGTTATTAAGTAGAGAACAGTACTGGATGGATAAGTTAGTAAGTCATAATAGAGATAAAGGTTTTAATATTCGTAAAAGAGCTGAGAGTAATTTTGGTTTAAAACATACACCTGAAACTATTGAGAAAATTAGTCAGGGAAATATAGGTAAAAATAGTTGGATGACTGGTGAGAATAATCCCTTTTTTGGGAAGAAACATACTGAAGAATCTCTCATTAAGATGAGGATTCCACGTTCTGAAGAAGTTAAACAAAAATTTAGTATTGCTGCTCAAAAACGTTGGGAAGGTCATATAATAGAAAAAATTTGTCCTAATTGTCAGATATCTTTTAATACTTTGTTAAGTTTTAATAATGATTTTTGTAGTAAAAAATGCAGTTCTCGGTATTATGGTAAACTAAGAACTAACACTAACACGATTGAGAAGATTTGTTTGTTATGTCCTAATACATTTAGAACCTCAATTTCAGAAGATAAAAAATATTGTAGTAGAAAATGCTGGGCTATTTCAATGAAAGGCAATAAGAATCATTCCAAATAGGTTTACTTTCTTGGCTCTTAGTGTAACAGGAGCATAAGACACCTGCAATGTTAAGATCCGGGTTCGAGTCCCGGTGGATCCACCAAGCAAATCAAAAGGAAAAATAAAATAAATCCCCCTTGTTCGTAAGAACATGTTTTCCTTAAAAATGACGTATGCCCAAACCTGGGGATGTATTATATTCATCGTCAGGGATTAGCGTAAAGGCTGCGTCCTGGTCTTGGAGTCCAGTGGAGTTGGTTCGATTCCAACATCCCTGACCATGAATATAAAAGGAAAGAAGATGCTAGAAGATAGAGAGATTAGACAATATGTTCACGATTTGTATGTTACATTTCTTGGGACTAATTTAAAAAATAGTGCTAATGTAAATCCTGATGATCTTGTTAAACATGCATTTGATCATTTTAAGAAAGAAGCAATGATACTTGATCAAGCTGTTGAGTGGTATAAAAATCGCCCTAAATAAATTTATTCCCCCGGAACTTCGGTGAAGGGTGCGGGGTTTAGAAATAAACTCCTGCATAGTAGTGTTGATAATGATAAATAAGTCCTAGCGTGGAATACGCCTTGCGTAATCTGCTGCTAGGCAAAATTTCGGCTTGCGTGCAGATAAAAAGGAATTCGCTACCGAAAATGTAGTATTTTGAAAGTCCTGGATAGAGAGTTGGGATTTACCAATACTATCCAGGCACAATTTCGCGGGTTAAAGTTCTGGCGAACTTATCGGTCTCATAAGCCGATCTAGAGTAGTTCGATTCTACTATCCGCAACCATTTAATTATGAAAGAAACTGGACAAGTTACAATAGAAGCCGTTGTGAAAATAACCTGTGATCGATGTGGGAAAGCCTGTCCACAGGGTGAATGTTCTCCATTAGGTGAGTATGCTGAACTTCATGCTCATTGGGGTTATGATTCACAACATGATATGCAACACTATGAGCTGCATATCTGTGAATCCTGTTTCTTTGATGTCATAAAAGATTTTAAATATAAAGATTACACAGAATCACTATAACGATTAGATACAAAAGAAAAGGAAAGCTATGAGATTACGAGTTCGAATTAGAAACTCAAAAGATTGTCGTACTGAACTTAATTTTCCAGACCTATCCATCAAGTACAATAATGGATATTCTGCTCCTCTCAAGATTAATGAGGGTGATGAGATACCCATAGATTTATTAGACGCAAGCGATGTTGAAAAAAGCATGCGTGTTGGTAGTCTAAAAGGCTATATGGATAATGGTTGGATTGAGGAAATCAAGCCTGAAGATAAAACAAAGGCTGATGATCCAGTAAGACTTTCTCATTTTATAACAGAACGGATGATTTCAGCTCCTGAGATGATAGCGCCTTTAAAGCCGCTTGAATCAGCAGCACCAACTCCAAAAGAAGAAACTCCCGCCGCACAGATTTTACCAGAAGTGAAAGAAGTAGATAAGAGTCAAACTCCTATACCAAGACCTAAGCAGATCACTGATCTAACCTTGGTTAAGACGTATGAAGATTTTAACACACTGTCTCACTTTTTGAAACTTCAGTTTATAAAGGACTCCAACGATGTAGCGTTGTTGATAGATATCCTGGGTAAAACTCCTTCAGTTCAATTCAAGAACAACATAAATTTACGACTCACTCAAATAAAAACAAACTAATTTAGTTTGCAGAGGATAATTATGGGCTTTCCACCTCCACAATATAATACGCCCTTGTTACCTGATGCCGTTCCAGTAGAGCTTCCGTACTATCCTATTTACGGCGTTACTCCAAGTAACAAGTACACACCAATTTCAATTGATAGCATGGGTAGACTCAATACCAATGCTACGCTTACTGGTTCAGTTACAATTGGTGAAATTGGTAGTCCAGATGAAACATCATTTAGTTTTGGTGCGTCATTAGAGCAAACTATTGGTGGTGTTTATCAGGATACAAACCCAACTTTGCCTTCTGGAACACAAGGTGCAGTTCGTATAACTCAGTATCGTGCATTTCATACAAATTTAAGAGATTCATCTGGAATTGAGCTATCATCTACAGCAGGTGTTCTTAACACAAATGTTTTATCATTGCCGCTTCCACCAAATGCTGCTAAAGAAACTGGTGGTAATTTAGATTCAATAAATGCTGGTATCGAAACACTTAATTCTTTAGTACCTTCAGTTTTTGATTATATAGCGTTAAGTTATACAACTGGTAATTTAACTCAAGCTGTTTATAAAAATGGTGGTGCAGGTGGAACAGTTGTTTCAACTCTTGATATTGCATATGATGTAGATAACAATATTATTTCAGTAACGAGAAGCTAATATGGCACAACATCTTAAAATTGTATTTAATCCATTCACTGGTAAATTTGATTACGTAAATAGTGCTCAAACTACGATTCCGGAATTTGAGGGATCAGACCCAGTTTCTCCTGCTCCTGAGGATACATGGGTATTACATGCTGGATATGCAGCTGTTGGATCACCTATTGGATTGTTACTTGCCTTAACACACGCGGATATAAAAACCGGAAAATACTTTTTATCTTATTACACTTTAGAAAATACTATTAAAAGAGTTGAATTAACCTAACGGGGAATTTATGGCAGAAAATGTACAAATAACTCCTGGTTCAGGAGTAACAATAGGTGCTGATAGTGTTCTTGATGGCGCGTTAGGTAGTGCTCAAATCCAATATGTTAAAATAATGGATGGAACTATCGGCGGTACCAATAAAGCCGCTGTTACAGCTAATGGTCTTGCAGTTGATGGATCAGCTGTTACACAACCAATTTCTGCTGTTTCATTACCACTTCCAACAGGCGCTGCTACAGAAGCAACGTTATCTACTGTTGCAACTAATACATCAAATTTAGACGTAGCATTAAGTACTCGTGCTTCTGAAGCAACGTTAAGCAGCATTGATGCTCAGACAAGCCAATTTTCATTTTCTGTAGGTCGTTTGCTTGTTGATGGTAGTGGTGTTACTCAACCAGTAAGTGGGACAGTCACAGCTCTTCAAGGAACATCTCCTTGGGTAATTAGTGGAACAGTAACAGTTGGCAATGCTTCGTTAGCTGTCACTCAGTCTGGTGTTTGGTCAGTTGGACGTACTTGGGCTTTATCGAGTGGTACTGATTCGGTTTCAGCGGTTCAATCAGGTACTTGGAACATCAATAACATTTCTGGTACCATTAGTCTTCCTACTGGTGCTTCTACTGCAGCTAATCAAGCAACTGCAAATGCTTCATTGTCAAGCATTGATGGGAAAACACCACCACTTGGACAAGTAGCAATGGCTGCAAGTGTTCCAGTTGTAATTGCTTCAAATCAATCTGCTGTACCTGTTACATTAACCTCAACAACTATTACAGGAACAGTAGCTGTTACTCAATCAACCTCTCCATGGGTAGTTTCAGGAACAGTAACATCCAATATTGGGACCACAAATGGTTTAGCTTTAGATGCTACAGTAGCAGCATTGGAAGTTTCTCAAGGTTCAACAACATCTGGTCAGAAGGGTATTTTAGAATTAGGTGCAGTTACGACAGCTGCTCCTACATATACATCTGGTCAAACAAGTCCTTTATCATTAGATACTGCTGGTAATTTACGTGTAGTTCTTTCTGGTAGTTCAATAGATATTGGTACTGTAGATCAAGGAAATCAAGGTACTATTGCAGAAAGTTGGTTTGTTGAGATTACAGACGGATCAAATGTAATAGGAACTTCAACACATCCTATTCGTGTTGATCCAACTGGAACAACCACTCAACCAGTTAGTGTTACAAATGCTTCTTTATCTGTAACTCAAGGTACTTCTCCATGGGTAGTTTCAGGAACAGTAACAGCTAACGCAGGTACAGGAAATTTTACGGTTGTTCAACCAACTGGAACTAATCTTCATACAGTTATTGATTCTGGATCAATTACAGTTTCAAATGCTACCTTAGCAGTAACACAAAGCGGTGTCTGGTCAGTTGGACGTACTTGGACCTTGGCTTCTGGTACTGATTCCGTTGCTGCAGTTCAATCAGGTACATGGAACATTAATAATATCTCTGGTACTATTTCTTTACCTACTGGAGCTGCTACTGAAGCAACTTTAGCT